CCCCTGGTCAATTTTCATTCGGCACGGGTGGTCAGTTTTCAATCGGCGCCAACAATTCCGATGGTTTGCGCCATGTTTCCTAGCTATCCTTTGCCATGTCAGTAGCCGCCCGTGGAACCGAATGCGACAAAGGCGCCAGCGCCGCCGGCAGCCAGCGTGACAGCCCCGGTCATCCCGTTAACAGAACTAACGCCCCCATTGCCAGCGCTTGATGCGTAGCCAGCACTGCTGGCATAGCTTGCACTTCCCGCGCTCGATGCATAGTTGACACTGAAGTTGCTGGGGTTGTAAACGTACATGTTTACGCCGTCATTGGAGCCCCAAAGCCAAGTTGGCTGTCCACTTTGACCCGACCAGAAAAAGTTAATCCCTGTCCCATCAGAGCGGTTTGGGTAGCCACGTCCGGTAACACTGATTCCCCAGGTGCCTGTTGCTCCTGCCCCGTTGGGCTGGGGCGGGGTAAACCCGAGCGCAGCAGTAACCTGTGCGCTTGAAATCGAGCTCAAAAACCCTGAAGGGTTTGTACTGTTATAGGGTGTGTAGCCTAGTGCAGTGGTCACATTGCTGCTTGAAAGCTCTGCCCGAATCGTTGCACTTGACTTATTTTCAACAGCCCCTAGACCAAGATAGGTGCGAGCCGATGCTGCATTGGGTAGATCGCTTAGATTATTTGAAGCATGTAGCTTTTGCCCAAGCTCGGCATTGAGGTTGGAAAAGTTGCTGTCAAGTTCCGCATTGCTAAGCGGTGAACCCTTTGCCGCACGGGTTACGATCGTCGCCATCGCTCGATGAGCACTTAAAGAACAAAGTGCTTAAACTTAAATCGCACTCACCGTAATGGTCCACGTCACAGTCATCGTATCGTCGGCAGCCTTATTCACCACTGCAAAGACCGTTCTGCAAAGCATATCTCCACCGCTTGCAGCATTAAAGAGCCCTGCTTCCGTTACAGCGCCTGTTGCATCGCCTGCTTCAAAGCTTGCCACATAGATCACCTTTTCACTGTTCGTACCCGAGATCGTGGTCGAGTCCAAGGCTTCACGCGCACCGAGCATTGAAATCAGATCGGTTTGAGAGGCAGCTGCAGCCGTGGTGCCAGCGCCAAGCGCCATATGGCTGATGGCAGGTTTGGCCGTGCCCACCATGCGCGAGATGATGTAGGCCAGACCGGCATTCACGACCAAATTTTCTATGGTTCGGTCTTCTTTAACCGAACCATCTGCGCGACGAAGACAAAGGTTTACGGTGCCCGCAAGCTTTAAACGCTCAATGATCATGAGAGGGTCTCCAAGGTGTCTTAAAACGCTCGCACAACGCCTACGTAGTCGCCTGCGAAGTAACCTGGATCGAGCGCATAGCCTTGACTCCAAAGCGACCCGGCATCATTCAATCTCAATGCGTCTTGAGCGTTCTTACCCGGTGTTCGCCATGAGAGATCACGCAGCGATAATCCATCCTTAAAGCCCACATTGCCATGCTTGGCGAGTAACTCAGAAAGCCCTGTAAGGTCTAGCCGCTGCATCAACAGTGAACGGCGACACTGATCGAGCCATTGGATCAGATCCGCGCTAAGTTTTAGATGAGTGAACGCTCGCAGCTCACTGAATCCGAGCTGATCTGCAGGCACAAAGCGCTCTAGCGCATGGCTTCGGCGATCGCTGACAGGTAAAGAGTCAGACTGGCTTTTTGCCTGATCACGCCTTTGACGATCCTCCAATCGCAGGGCATCACTTGCGCCTTTTCCCGCATCGACTTGCCTGACATCGCGTACCGCAAAGGCATCGGCTCGCAACTGCGAAAACGCCTTGGCAATGAATGTGGAGGTGCTAAGCGCATCAAACCAGCTGCGCTGAAACCCAATGGAGCGCAGCAAGGAATCCGTTAGCCCGGTCGCATCACGTGCACCCTTGGCTTGCTTCACATCAATGAGTTCATCAACCGCAAGGCCAGCTAGCAAGGGCTTCTGAATGATCTGGCTTAATGCCTCAAGCATTGCTGCACGGTCTTGGTGTGCGCGTACGAACAAGATGCTCACCATGGCGTTTGTTTCGAGCCCGTGCGTAAGCGCACGATCCAAGGCAAACCAGGGTGTACTTTGCAGCCCTACAGCATCGGTTTCTCGCTTTTCAAGCGCCCGTGTGGCGCTTGCATCCACGCCAAACCCATCAGCATCTTTGTGATCTAAACGAATGGCTACATCGCTGGCCAATAAGAGCCCATCGATAAGCGCGCGATCGTAGCGAAGCACGCGAGCAAAGCTATCACCGATGGCGCTAAGCTCATGGAGCGACTTAAACATTGCAACGTTCTGATCATCAAGCGTTGTCAACGCCCCATCGGCATCATCGGTTGCATCAAAATCGTCTCGGATTACCTTATCAAGTAAGTGCTGTGATCGATCCTGCATCTGAGCATCGCTCATTCGGGCAAGCGACATCGCACGCCTAATTGCGTGAATCATTGCAATCGATTCAATAGCTGATTTGTCGACACCTAGGGATGCATGGGCAAGGATGAGTGCCAGGTCTTGAAGCGGTCGATCTAAGGCGAGTTGCAGGCTGATCGCGCAACGGATCTCACTACCCTTTGCATACCCGAGCGCTTTGCGCTGTGCATCAAGGAGATTCAGTGCGTCATCGCGCGGCTTTCCAAGTGCTGAGACAAGTTGCTCACCAGTATGAAAGTCATCGCCTTCATATTTTCCAACCAAGGCAAGCGCTTTATCAGTGAGCGCCATGGATTCAGCCAGCGACTTTTCAAGGTCGAGCTTTTGCGTATCGTAGGTTTCAAACCCATGCGACTTGAAGATCGCCGTGACATAAAGCCCCATCTCGATCATCACATCGATCAATGCAGCCTGAATTTTCACATCGAGGGTACTGGCTTGAAGCGCAAGCTTTAAGCCGCTCCAAAGCTCTGCGCGTCTCACCCCAAGTCCTCGCGAAGCTTAAAGCGCATGAGTTCAAAGACGGTTTGCCGAAACCCTGTTGAAGGATTCACCACTTCAAGCTCAGCTTCATACTCACCCGCTTCCCGATCCCAGTCGCCTGGCCGAAAAATTGCAATGGCTTGCCCCGTCGATGCAAACTCAGGGTTGATGTAAAGCGGCAAGCTAAAGGCAAGCGTCTCTTCACCCACTTGTCTCACATGCATGAAGGCTTGTGCACCGGTGAGATCAATCGCCTCACCCGTACTTGCATCGGTCAAGCTGCAACGGATTTGGGGCCCCGTGTCGCCTTGCACGATCTTGATACGCTCGGCCATGACCACAGATCGTTAGGTTTGCTGCTGATTAGGATTACCCGCAGCACTGGGTGCAACAGCAACGGTCGCTTTGATTTCAATGCCCAGCGCATTGGCAAAGGCTGCGTAGCGCGCCTGTGCGCGTGCTTCATTGCCTGCGTATTGGCTATCTTTGGTGTAGGCCCGATAAAGCACATAGTCTTGCAAAGCGTTGCTATAAATATCAGGTACGCTGATATTGCCTGTCACGGCAGCAAAATCAGTGCCTGCAGCAGGCTCTGCAATATCGGTGGGAAGTGCTGAGTAGACTAAGTCCACCGAAGCACCTGAAGCGGCAGCTGGCGGATAGACGTAAAACACTTTGGGGTCGCGCGGATCAAACATAAAGTGCACGATCTCAGTCACCCCAGAGAGGTTGTGCCAGCCTGGTGATTGCGCATCGAGAATCTCCCGAGCACACATGCGAATAGCACGCTTATTGCCTGCGCTATTGCGAACCACATCAATGAGCTTCGCCCCATTGGCAGGTAAGCTTTGCTTGGTGCCTGATGCCAAACTCACACTGGCGTTTGTCACCATCGCATCGGGCCTATGCACGATGATCTCGCGCTGACCATCGTTGAGATAGCGCACAAGCTCTGCCACAGGCCAGCGAATCGAGGTGGTGTCTTGAAGCGTCTCGACCACGCGTCGGATAAGGGCTTGGGCTGCGATGCTCATCTTCTGATCCCTAGGCTGTCACTAGCACCAACCCACAGCAGCCCGCGGCATTTGGCCAAGCGGTCCTTGAAAGCTTTGGGTTTGCTCACGTGCAAGAGCTTCCTCATAGGCTTGAAGTGCCTCTTTGGCCGCTTGTGCGTCATAAAAAGGACCCGGCACACGGTGTAGCCGAAAAATAGCGCCTGCCACGATCGGTTCACGGTAGAACGTGGCGTGAAGATCAGGCAGGCCTTTGGCATCTTGAGAAACCGTAATGACCACTTGAATCTCAAGCTTTGTCTT